GTTGAAAAGGTCGGTTTGTTTGACGAATCTTTCGTGCCAGCCTATTTTGAGGATAACGATTATGAGAGACGTTGCGAATATTACGGCATAGAAATTGTTAATTCTTTTATTCCAGTAGCTCACGATAATTCATCAACATTAAAAGCAGGATTTCAGCAAGATAACGATTTGAGTTTCTCAGCCAATGCACAATATATGAATCACAAAATTCAAACAAAAGATTTTAGTGAGGGTCGCTGGTCTATTAGGAGAAGGCGTAAATATGGGTGGGATTGAACACACCTTAAATTCAGATTGGCAAGAAAATACACAAAATAAAGAATATTTAGATTTATGTGTTCAAAGACTTAATGAACCTATTTTGACTTGGGTAAATCAAATAGCAAATAGATTACCTGAAAACAATATAGTTTTGAATGACATAGGTTGTAATGTGGGTCATTTTTATAGGGGAATACAAAGCAAAAACATAACCTATAGAGGTTATGATGTGTCAAAAACATATCTTGATATTGCTAAGAAAAACTTTGGTGAATATTTTTACGAATTAGATATAACAAAGCAAATACCAGAAACAGCAAACATTACTATTATTTCAGCAACTCTTGAACATTTAGAAAACTATAAAGAAGCATTGAAAAACATATTTATTTCAACAACAAATAAAGTCATCATAAGAACTTTCGTTGGCTATAAAAGTAAAATAAATTACAAATTAAAACCTCAATCAAAAGAACCTTATGTGATACACCAGTTCACAAAAAAACAGTTAAACCCACACAAAATACCTTTAACAGTTATCAAAGATGAAGCAACTAAATCTAAAAGATACAAAATGGATGATATTAAAAGACGTATGAAAATATTAGAATTTGACTTAAATTATGAATCATAACTTAACAATTAAAGAACTACAAAATAACCATAAAAATAAAGACATTTATGTCTTAGGCTCAGGAGCAACATTAAATTATATAGACTCAAACTTTTTTAAGAACAAAATCACAATCTGTGTCAATGAAGTAGGTCAAGTTTATTTACCTAAAACGAAATATGTTCTATCAAAGCATCACCCAGAAGCCTTCAGGCACGCTCAGGAAATGCCTAAAACAAAAGTTATTGTAAGTTTTGGGGATTGTGGGAGTCAGTACGCGCAAACATTACCTAATTTGCCTAACCTTTACGCTTTTCATCACAAACTAAATATGTGTGAAAATGCTAACGTTGAAAGAGACTGGCCAACTCAAGAAGCAGGTTTGTATGTTTCTTGGTCAAGCATTACTTCAGCAATGCACTTCGCAGCTTATTTAGGTGCAAAAAATATTATTCTTGTGGGTCACGATTGTGGTGAACTTAATGGTCAAACTTGGGTAAATGATTATGGTTATCAAATAAACGCATCTGAAGCCTATGAAGCGAAACAAAGAAACTATGCTTTTGAAAAGCAATCAATAAGTGTTAAAGAAAAATTGCAAAAACTATATAACTGCAATATTTATAGCCTGAACCCTTTTATCAACTACAACCTTGAGGGAATAACTTACAGAGGCAAAAATGCAATCAACTAAAAATAAGTCAGGTCTCAATGTTCTGGGATTCTAAAGAAATCGCAACTGAGCACCAGTTCAATGAATTTTTACAGGATTTAATGAATGATGAAAAAGTAGAATCTGAAAAAACTGAAAGAGAAAACTTTTTAGACCCAGCAGAATTTAATGACTTATTTTTCTTATACAAAAACACTAGAGAATCTTATGCTGTCTCAGTTTTAGAGTTCGGCTCAGGATATTCAACTCTTGTTTTTGCCATAGCCTTATATCAAAATTATTTAGAATTTGGTGAAGAATACTTAAAGAAATGTGTTCATCCAAATGCTTTTGAATTATTAACAGTTGATGGTTCAGAATACTTTTTGAATAAAAGTATTAAACGGATACCTGAAAAAATACAAAGATTTGTTAAAGGTCATTTTTCTGAAGTTGAATTATTTGAATTTAATGGTGCTGGTGGTCAAATAGCAAATAGGTGGTTTGATTTACCTAATTTCACTCCTGATTTGATTTATATTGATGGGCCTGACCCTGAGCAAATAAAAACAAAAATAAGCGGCTATCAGAGCCAAAATTTTTCTTTGCCAATGTCAGCAGACATATTGCAGAGAGAATTTTTTTTGTGGAACGGCACACAAATAATTATGGATGGTCGAGGTGCTAACGCGGAGTTTTTGAGATTGAATCTTAAAAGAGATTGGCATTATTCAAAGGACTCCTATAACGATAGACATATTTTTAGGTTAAATTCTGAACCTTGGGGATATTTCGCTCATCACCACTCTGCTTTCAAAAGAGAAAAAACTGAACAAAAATTACCTTGGCTTGATAGCAGAAATGCGTATTTGAAACAAGTTCTCAGAGATGAGATATAAAACCCTAGCGGTTGCGTAATAGTCTAAACTGATGCATAGGACTTAGGAGTTATTTTGGCTATAACAAACGGCTACGCCTCACTCACCGAAGTGAAAGCAGCCCTACGAATTACAGATGCGGTTGATGACTCATTGCTGGAAATGGCAGTTGAATCTGCATCCAGACTTATTGATGGTTATGCTGCAAGAATTTTTTATTCAGCAGGAACAGCGACCCGCTATTACGTAGCTCAAGACGATTTTGTTGTTGAAGTAGATGACCTTGCGAATGGCACAGTCACAATCACAACAGCGCAAGATGCTGATGGCGTTTTTGATACTGTTTGGGGAACTGACGATTATCAACTTGAACCTTTGAATGGTGTTCTTGATGGAATGGCTTGGCCTTACACAACAATCAGAGCCGTTGGTGATTACTTGTGGCCTATTTCAGGTGGAGAAGCGTTAATTAAAGTTCAAGGAACATTTGGTTGGCCTTCAGTACCTATTGCAATCAAACAGGCTTGCATCATTCAATCATCAAGAATTTTCAAACGTTTAGACAGTCCTCTAGGTGTTGCAGGTTTTGGAGACCTTGGAGCAATCCGTGTTTCTTCACAACTTGACCCAGATGTTGCCCAACTTGTTATGCCTTACAAACGAATGAGAAACTTTATTTAATGGCATCCATTACAAATATTCGTACTGGGCTGGCAACACGTTTAGCAACCATTAGTGGTTTGCGAACAGCAGCAACAATGCCAGATTTGCCAAACCCACCTATTGCAATCGTCATCCCAGATAACGTCAGATTTGATGACACATTTCATAGAGGTATGGATACTTTAACTTTCAGAATCTTTCTTGTGGTTGGTAGAGCTGATGAAAGAATGGCTCAGAACTCTTTAGATGGTTATTGTGCTACTACTGGCTCAACAAGCATCAAGGCTGCTATTGAGGGTGATAAAACTCTTGGTGGTAATGCTTTTGATTGTCGCGTAACAGATATGCGCAGTTATGGTTCGGTGTTGATTAGTGAGACGAATTATTTGTCTTGCGAGTTCGTAGTAATCGTTTACGCCTAAACCTGAAGTAATATAGAGGCAACAGGCTTTCGTCTGTTACGCGTAACAAACTAGACAAAGGAAGTAAAATGGCAAAATTTGCTGCAACAGACTACTATGTCACGATTAACGGAGCAGATTTTTCTACAAATCTGAACTCTGTTGAATTGTCACAAGAAGCTGATGATTTAGAAACCACAGCTTTTGGTTCATCTTGGAGAACCAGAATCGGTGGATTAAAACAAGCATCATTAACACTTAACTTTATGCAAGATTTTGCAGCAGGTTCAGTTGATGCAACATTAAATCCCCTACTTGGAAGTATCGCGACAGTAACGATAAAACCAACTAGTGGTACTGTAAGTGCAACAAACCCAACTTACACAATGACTGCATTAGTAACTCAATACAGTCCATTCGCCAGTTCCGTAGGAGATATTTCTACGCTAAGTGTCTCCTGGCCTGTAAGTGGTTCAGTAGTTCGCGGAACTGTTTAATTAGGAGTTAAAAGTGATAAACCTGCGCATCACAGATAAAGAAAACGTTTCAAGAGAAATTGAAACAGAGTGGGCTGACTTAGTAGCCTTTGAAAATAATTTTGATATGCCATTTCAAAGAATATTTGGTGATGGTAAAGAAATCAGAATCCAATACACAACTTGGTTAGCACACCAATACGAAAAACGCACAAACAAAACTGATAAAAACTTTGAGGAGTGGCTACAAAACGTACGCATTGTTACATTTGTTGGCATTGCTGATGTACCCCCTTTAGAGACGACCCAGAGTCAGGCAAAGTAAGCGCTACTTGGTCTATTGTTTCGTTGGCTGTTGAAACAGGTATTGCTCCCCATTTGCTTTTGAAGGAAAATCCTAGGACAATAGCAACTATGCAACGCTATTTGCGCTGGCGTTCCTATCAAATCAATAGAAAGACTTAAATGGCGCGTGTAACTGGTGGAATCCAAAAAACTGGTGTCAGTTATGGTGATAACACAGCAAACATTCAGCTTGATGGTTTAGTAGAACTTTTGCAGGACTTAAAAGATTATGAAGCTGTGCATCTTAAAAAAGAACTTGTTAAAGAAGCAGGTAATGTTGCTACTCCTTTAATTCAAGATATTGCGCGTGCTTACCCAACTAATCCTCTTTCTGGTTGGGGTGGTCGTAGAACACCAACAGCAACAACTGGTGAGAAAACTCAGCAATGGCGTAAAGGTGGTCGTCTTGAATGGGATAACGCAAAAATGGTTGCAGGTTTAGGTAAACGTGTTGGGTTGCGCAGAATCAAAGGTGGAAAATTTGGAAATATTGGTGTTGGGATTAGTGTTCAATCAAGTTTCTTAACAATTTTTCAACGCAATGGTGCGGCATCAGTTTTTGAATTTGCTGGCGGTAAAAACCCAGATAGTAATTTGGCTAAAGGGATTCAAAACAAATTTGGCTCTTTGCCAAGAAAGCCTTTATGGAGAACAATAGATGCGAACCTCAGTAAAATTGAAGCAGCAATAAGAACAGCAGTTTCTAAAACTGAGGAAAACTTTAACAATTTGAAAACCTCTAACAAGAAGGGTCTTGGCTAAATGTCAGTATTTGCCAATATTGTTTCAACATTTGACCCACGTGGTTTGAATAATGCTCGTAAATCTTTTGCTGGTTTAGCATCTGATTCATTATCAGCCAGCCGTAAATCACAACTTGCTATGAAACTTGTTGGCGGTGCTGCTGCTACTGCTGGTGCTGCTGTTGGTGCTTTCGCAATAAAACTTGGTGTTGATGGTGTTCGTGCCGCCATTGAGGATGAGAAATCGGTAAGTAAATTAGCCAACACTCTTAAAAACCTTGGTATCAGTTATCAGCAAACCAATATTGAGGATTTCATAACGAAGATGCAATTTGCTGCTGGTGTGGCTGATTCTGCTTTGAGACCAGCAATGAATCAACTTTTGCTTGCGACTAATAATGTTACGCAATCTCAAAGAATGCTTCAACTTGCGTTAGATATAAGTTCATCAACAGGTAGAGATTTAGAATCCGTAACTGTTGCCTTATCAAAAGCAGCAATGGGTAATTTCACAGCCCTCACACGACTTGGTGTTCCTCTTGATAAAACAATTATTAAAAACAAAGATTTAGAATCAGCTCTTAATGCTTTAGAAAACCAATTCCAGGGTGCTTCTGCTGCTGTTGCTGATACTTATGCAGGAAAAATTGCAATTCTTACACAAAAAGTTGATGAAGCTAAAGAAGCCATTGGTTATGACCTTATTACTGCTCTTGAACTTGCCACAGGTGCTTTAGATGGAACAAACAGTTTAGGTAATGCTGTTCTTAATGCTAGTGATGATATTGGTGATTTTATTGTCGGTTTAGGTTATTACATTGGTCAAATTGATGTTTCTGTTGATTCAACTAATCGTTTTACAAGCGCAATTGAAAAAACTGGAAAACAAATTGTTTGGAGTATTCTTGGGCCTTTAGGTGCAGCGATTCCTCTTATTGGCAGACTTTTTGGTTTAGTTGCTGATAAAGGTGACGAATTAAAAACTACAACTGAACAAAATGCTTTAACAACACAATTGGCTGGGGACAGATATTTAGCTTACGCAAAATCTATTGGTTTTGTGACCGAAAAAGTTGTTAATTTAACAGATACAACTGAGAAATCAACTAAAGCCACTAAAAACACAGATAAGGCTCTGAAGTCTTTCAATGATGCTGCTATAAAAGCCGCTCAAGATGGTGTGAACAAACTTGAAGAATCTTTAAGAAATGCACAAAATGCTCTTGATGATGTTCAAGGCAAATTTGATGATTTCAAATCCACACTTGTTGATGGCATAACAGGTGTAATTGATTTCAATAGTGCTGTTGAGGAAGGTGATTTCCTTGGAGGTTTAGTTAAACAAGCCAATAATGCTAAGGAATTTGCTAATAAAGTTAAAACTCTTATACAACTTGGTTTAAGTGAACGTTCACTTCGTGAAGTAATGCGAGCAGGTTATGAATCAGGAACTCTTATTGCTGACCAAATCATTGCAGGTGGAGTTTCTGTTGTTCAACAAGTAAATGAACTTGTTGGCGCTGTTGATGAATTAGCAAATGTTGTTGGTCAAACTGGAGCTGAAACTTTTTATGCTGCTGGTATTGCTCAAGGTCAAGCAATGGTTAAAGGTATTCAAGATGCTCTTGACCAAGCAAAACTTAATCTGTCAGCATTGAAAGGTGAAACAACAACTGGTGGAATGTCCACAGCAAACGAAATTAAATATTTGCAAACCCTAAGCCCTACACCTGGTTCTGCTGCTTCTTTCCGTATTGCTGAGGAGTTAGATAAATTAGTTCAACGTAGAGCAGTTGGTGGCCCTGTTAATGCTATGCAACCTTATGTTGTTGGTGAGGGTGGCCCAGAACTTTTTGTTCCTAATATGTCAGGAACAATTATTCCTAATGGTGCTATGGCATCAGGTGGAAACAATGTAACAAATTTCAATATAAGTGTTAATGCTGGTATTGGAACTAATGGTGCGCAAGTTGGTAGAGACATTGTTGAAGCCATCAGAAAATATGAACGTTCATCTGGTCAAGTGTTTGTGAGAGTCTAAATGGCTTTACCAACAAAAACAGTTGAAATTGGTTTTGATTTAACTTCTCTTGGTGGCCCATTTTTTACTTTAGATGATGAAGTTCAAGGTGTTTTGGATAACACAGAATTTACTCTCGGTGGAACACTTTTTTATGATGTCACCGATTATGTTATTTCTATTAATACTAATCGTGGTAAAAGCCGTGAACTTGATAGATATGATTCAGGTGATTTAGAAGTAATTTTTGATAACACAACAAGAGTTTTTGACCCACTTTATGCCTCTAGTCCTTACTATGGTCAAATTGTTCCCCACAGAGAAATAAGAATCAAATCAAATGGTTCAGCAGTTTTCTATGGTTTGATTGATGATTGGAATTTGTTGTATCAACCATCTGGTGATAACCAAGCTGTTGCTTTAGCTTCTGATGGTTTCACTTTGTTGGCTACACAATCCTTAGCAGCACATACTGCAACACCTCAATTAACTGGTGCAAGAATTAACGCAGTTTTAAGTAGACCTGAAGTGAATTGGCCTTTGTCTAATAGAAATATTGATACTGGAACAATAAATTTACAGGGTGATGTTGTTTCTGATGGAACTGGTGCTTTAACTTATTTACAACTGGTTGAACAAACTGAAGGTGGCTCATTTTTTATTGATAACTCTGGTAATGCAACTTTTCAAGATACTTTGGCTGGCCCAAGTTCTACTGGTTTAGTTGTTTTAACTGATGATGGTTCAGGTATTCCTTTTTCTAATGTTTCAGTTGTTTATGGTTCAGAATTTTTGTATAACCGAGTTGTTGTGACTCGCGCTGGTGGTAATCCTCAGACGGCTGAAGATACTGATTCCCAGAATGCTTATGGTATTTCCTCATATAATTTAGATGGTTTATTATTTAATTCTGATACTGATGCTTTAGCTTTGGCTGATTCTTTACTTGGTGAATATTCTGAGCCTGAATATCGTTTTGATTCTATTACTGTTCAAATGTCAGAATTGACAACTTTGCAACAAAATAATCTTTTAGGTTTAGATTTGACTGACCAAATTCAAGTGAAATTCACCCCTAATAATCTTGGTTCTCAGATTGTCAAATATGGTGAAATTATTGGGATTGAACATAATATTGGTATATTTGTTCACGAACTAACATTCAAGTTAAGTACCCTTGATTTCGCTGAATTTGTGCTTGATGATGCGGTGTTTGGTCTACTCGACACAGGTCGATTAGGCAATTAGAATGACCTCAAAGAAAGGTAGTTAAATGGCAGGTGCAGGTTTTAGAACGTTTACTGCTGGTGATGTTTTAACAGCAGCCCAAGTAAACACTTATTTGATGCAACAATCTTTGATGGTTTTTGCTGGAACTGCTGCACGTGGTAGTGCAATTTCTTCACCTAGTGAAGGAATGTTCACTTATTTAACTGATACAAATGCTTTGGAATACTATGATGGTTCTGCTTGGCAACCTTTTACTTCGGGTGGCGGCGGAGCAACATTTAACGAATTTTTATTGATA